CAGATAAACCTACTGTTCCTAAAGCACCTCCTAGTGCAGTACCGCCTAATAATGCAGGTGCTAATGTTGAACCTAAAACAGGTGCTAATAATGGTAAAAATGCTTCAGGATATCCTGTATCTGGATTTCTTGTTAAAGGCATAAGACTTGCTAACCCTTCAACTTCAATTGGATTTACATGAATAAGGGTAGTATCGCCAAAACGACCTCGACTTGCTACTGTATCTGCTAAATCTTTATAAGGTAATTTTTTATTCATTATGTTGTTTCTACTCCAAATAAGTTAAAACTTAAAGTGCCATTAGTAGCATATACTTCTATTACATCAGATTCACTTAAAGTAATACCTATAACAGCCGCAAGTGTATCTTTAGCATTTACACTTTTATCATAATATATAAATTGTTTGTTATCGTCACTAGCATTTTTTACTTTTATTTTAACTCTAAATGTATCAGCACTTGATGCGTGTCTATTACATACTACTAATGAACTAATAGTTGTTTGTGCAGGAAATTTTGTATTTGCACCTGTTCCTTCTCTTCTAGGAACAGTATATAGAGTTGTTGCTGTTGCCGCACTAGGATTTAATTGAGCTAAAACTTTAAAAGTATCTGCCATTTAATTTGTCCAATTAGGTGCACCAAGTAGTAAAAGTTGCATTCTTCTCACACTTTTGGCACTTGTTGTTGTTTTTATATTTTCTATATTAGTAACTCTATTATCAATTTCATTTATAAAATTTGTAATTTGTTCACGAAATAAATTTTCATCAACTTGAGTATATTCTTGTTTAGCAGGTCTTAAAGTTTGTCTTACCATTATCGTTTACCATCTGGATGTATGTTAGCTCTAATACCATATAATTTAAAAAAAGCATCTTGTTCATCATGTTCATATCTTAATATAGCAGACCTTCCTCTTGCACGAACATCAATTTTTGTAGTTTCATTTGATACATTATTGGTAGAAGATGTTGTAGGTGATTCGCTAGGAAAATTACTTACTGACAATTTTGCTGTAACATCTGATTGAGTTTGTCCACCAATTTCCATATCATGTATTAAAGATTTAATTGCTACAAAATTTTCACCATCTTCTATTGGTAATGATCCACTTTCTATAAATGAAGTAAATTTAACACCTTCAGCATCAGCAGATAAACTATTAGCTCTATCACCATCATCTTGTTTAACAATAAAAATATTATTTGTATTAAATTGTTGACCTAATAACATATAGTCTTCTTCATAAGCAGTTGCACCTGCTGATCTCCACATATCAGAAAGAGACCATGTATTTTCTACATAATTATAAATTACACATCTTGTTGGGTCTTTTCTATCTGTTGCTTGTAATAAATCAGAATTAGCTGTTTCACTTCCTGAATATAAGTTATTCATTTCATTGCTTGGATAAAACCACCAAACTTCATTATATCTAGGATTTGAAACACTAAATACTTTTTGTTGTTCACTAACATCTAAATCATCAAATATATAGTTTTGAACAGGACAAGGTATTGGTTCAACAGCACCTGAATACCTATAAAAACCTCTTTCCCCCATAAAGTATGTATTTGCACCTGCATTAGAAGCTGCTCTTGGTGATATCATTGTGATACCATCTTGTATTTCTGTAAAACTAAATACAAATTCTCCACCAATAAATTTCATTGAATACATAGCTTTATCTGTCCATATAAGTATTTCTTGTCTACCTGACAAAGCACCTATTATTTCTGACCCACTACTTAAATCAACTCCACCTGCGGAATTTGTAGCCCTTGGTGTCCAATCCATTGCATTTTGTGTATCAGACCATCTTATATGCATTGGATTAATATCATCTTGTAAATATGGATTACAACCAAATGCAATACAATAGCCATCTTGGTCACTTGTTAATACTTGTAAAGAAAAGAAAGGTGCGTTTGATTCATATTGCTTAACCGCAGTACTGTTATTGTGACTAGCTGCTTTGGTATTATTTTTTCCTCTTACACAACCTGTAAAAGAAGTTGCTGTACTATTTGTATAATGAATAACTTCTTTATCTATAATTATATATCCATTAGATAAATAAAAACCATCAGTTGAAGCTACATTTATTGTTGTTGCAGTATCTGAAAGAGGTGCGGATAATGTTGTATCAGCTATATCAGTAGATGTAATTGGCGGTATAGTTTGAGATTTTGTTGATATTAATT